CATGGATAGCGGAACAAGCTCTTTCAGTTCGGGACAGATGGAAATGATTTCAGCCGGATCAAATGGCTTGCCTTCAACGACAGCGCGATAGGTATTGCGGAACAAAATGCGTAGCGCCCACCACGCCTGGGCTTTGGCATTCTCAAACAGGTCTTTATTTTTACGATCCTTGACCATCTCGCCTTCTGGGTCCTGCACGGCACCAGACCCACGGAATGGGCTGATATCCAGTTGCCGGATCGATTCCTTTTGTCGCTCCTCATTGATCACGCGAGCGTCACCACGCACGCCAGAGCCAAGACCATCCGAATCGAACTCAAACCCGTCGTAACGCCATTCGTCGCTGATGGAGAACGCCTTAACAACAGATTCGAATATGTCGCTCCCCTTACCAGACCATGACTCGATGTGTTCAAGCAGAAAACCATACCGCCCGGCAAACGCGTTCTTGTCCTTGCCTTGGTCGGCAACGTCCAGCGCGCCGCGGCGCATGCCTGTTGGAACAATGCCAAGTTTGATATGCGCACCAATAGCGGCTTGCACCCAAGCGGAAGGTATCACCACGCCCTCAACGGATGCCGAGTAGTTGATGTCGATTTCCTGGGCAACCGTTACAGCATCAAGCTCCTCGACCTGCTTGTCGTACCACGCATCATCCTTGCGCGGATCGTCGCGCCAGTGGAACGTGAAGACCTTGATCTTGCCGCCGAAACGCTTCTGAGCAAATGGATTGCCCATGCCGTTCGGTGTACTGATGTCTTGACGGCAGTTGGTGGTAGCAGACAAAGAAGCGTCAACCAGGTGCGGACGCTCCAAAAATGCGGATTCATCAACGATGTAGAAGCTACTGCGGTCTCCACGGCCAATGCCATCGCCCGACTCACCGGTAATCACTGAGTCAGAGTCAGGAAACAAGATGCGCATATGGGGCGCGTGCTTGTTGACGTCCCAAGATCCTCGAAACTCAGGCGGCAACATGGAAAGGAACTGGCGCGCCTTCCAAAACAGAGACTTTGGGGCTCCAATTTTGTCGACGTACTCTTCTTTTCTTGATCCAAACCCCACCACCATTCCCTGGTTGAACAAGCAAACCGTGTCTGCCAGCGCAATGGTTAGCCAGGACATGCCCATATCCCGGGTTTTCTCTGTCAGCCCAGGCTCACGACACTTCCATCGCTCAATAAACCAATCGATCCACTCTTCTTGCTTCGGGAAAAGCAGGAAGGGGATATTTGACGGCAAGCCGCGCTCAACATTGCGAGGATCGAACGTCATACCCCAGTCAATGATGAATTGCGCGGGGTGATCGCGGTAATACGCCTTAAGCGCAGGCAGCACGCCGGGATTTGCCCGAATGCGCTTGAGCCGTTCCATCCGCCATTCGAACACCTGCACATAATCCGGTGCTCGGAAGTCGAACGGGAACGGAATAGGCATGTCAGCTCTTCATCATGTCCTGATAGATCTTGGCAGCTTCAAGAGGGTCAGTGGTCGTTGTCACAATGGCCTGCAGCGGCCCACCGTTCGGTCCGAGCAGTGTCATCTTGTCGTTAAACATACCCAAGTGCCTGGCGACGTTCTCCAGCGCCTTGGCGCGGTCCTCCAGCAGCACACGCAATCCATCCTTGCCTTGGTGCACACCGGCATAGAGTTGGCGGGCTGCGCCGCTCAGCTTGCGGCTGTCATGCACATGGATATGGCCATAGCCTTCGCCGGAACACTTCGGGCATGCGGGATTGGCGTCACGCGCTTCCACAAAGCCAAAGCCACCGCCATTGCTTGGCGCCTGGCGCTTGTTGCGCTTCGCATCATCCACAGTACGCTGATACTCGCTGTTGTCCGCCCACTGATATGCATGGTCGAAGCCCCAGCAGTAGCGGCAATTCGTGCGGCGATACTCCACCAGTTCGTTCACATCCACGTTAACCATCTGCCACCAGCGCTGGAGCACCTTATCAGCGGTGATTTCTGTGCGCGCTGAGCGGGCTTTCATCGCAGCCGCGATAGCCGTTGAGACACCAACATTTGCCAACAGTCGTGGGCCGACTGTATTTGGGTCTCCGCGATATCCGGCGCGCACCGCAGATTGGCTGGCATTCAGATCGATCAGATACTCTTCGACAAAGCGCTTCTGCTTGGGGGGTAGCTTTTTTGCCATGAGGCTATCGCCTCCTCGGCGTAGTGGTTAGATGCGAACGAACTCAGGAATGCGGTGGCGCGGGAGAACAACGAAGTCGTCAGCCTTAACGTGCTTCCCGAGGTAGTCAAATCGGATCACCACCGGACCAACGTCAGCCACGACGGCAGCGCGGCCAGATAGCATCAAGACATGCTGGCCCTCATGCAACCACACAGCGTCCTCGACGGGTTTGCAGTGCTCCATGTGCATTGATGGCTCCAGAAACGCAAAAAGCCCGCGCAGTGGCGAGCCCTAGAAATGCAAAAGCCCGAACTCTAGACGAAGTTCGGGCTGCTGCAAATATAGTAGTTTTGTTGCATCACGCCGTCAAGCGTTCCGCGTAAATCAGCCGATCCAATAAAGGGCGATGCTGTATCTCAAGCGTTGCATAAGCCTTGTGCATCCAGACCTCAACACCTCTGATCACCTCATTCTCATAGCGGTTAGCCGTCGAGTAATGCACGCTATGCCGATCTCCAATATCTCGGCACCCAAGCCCCTCGCCAGTGCACCACTTGCGGATGATGTCCTTGTCGGTATTCATGCCCCAACGCTGCGGGGTCTTGGTGGACAGGTAGATGATTTCCGTCTCGCGCTGGACGTGGAGGCACCATAGAACGGCGCGCTCTTCGAACGGTAAGCGGGCAATCTTGGCCATTACGAACGCCGACTGTGTCTTGAGGTCCATCGGAGATAGATCGCCGAATGATGGTGATTGCGCCTCGGCAAATTTCTGTACCTTGATCATCGATGTCGTTTCGATCTGAAACGCCCAGCCAACAAGACTCCGCACGTTCGAAAACCGCATACTGCCCCCTTACCTGTCTTGCCATTACGCCGCGAACAACCCTTGCTGCCGCCGATCTGAAACTAATCCCGTGATGGTCACCACCACCCTTGCCTCACCATCCGGCTCCATGCGCTCACCAAACAGTTTTCTGACCCACTTGTCGTCGTTGAATACCAGGCCCTTGAGCGAGTCCAGCAACACCTTGTTGGCGTTGTCCAAGTCGATGCATTGCACATCGTCATCCCAGCATTCGGGGTCTTTGCGCGCGCGCCGTTGCCAGTCCTGGGGGCGATGCGGATACAAGGCGACGTCCACGGCCACGCGGCCATCGATCGGCGCAATGATTCCCGCCGCATGGACGATCTTTGCCACCTGTTTTTTATATTCCTTGGCTTCGCTGGAGAGCGTGGTCACCGGTGCCTTGAAGCCCTTGGGCATGAACGTCCGCCAGTATCGGTTGGCGCTGATCGGGTACGGCAATACCAGGGTGATCGACCGGTTCACTTTCCCACCTCCAGCATCATCACGATTGGCCCGAACATGACCATAAAAAACACCGCAATCAGTACCCAATCGATCCAAGTCATCCGTGGTGTTTCCACCCAATTCGAAAATCTGTTCATGCCGCTCTCCGCTTGGTCAAAAACCGCTCCATGTGCTCGGGCAACTCGCCGATACTCTGCAGGTAGTCGGCAGTCATTTGCGTGCACCACAGGCCGCCGCAATACACACCGCGCGCGACTTGATCAGCAATCTTGTGATTGAGCTCACGGGCCGAAAGCATGCCGCCGGAGCCCAAGCGCTTTTCAGCGAGATCGCGCAAGATCGCACTGGCTACGGCCTTGTCGATCGTTGGCGCCGGTAGCGCCTTGATGTTGCGGTTGGCCTGCGTCTCGTAGTTGCGATCTTTGCAACAGGCCGCGGCGAACTCATCGCAGCTTGGCGGAAATTTGAACTTGACTTGCAGGCCGTGCTTGATGTCGGAAGAGCTCAGGTCGCGCAGCTCATGGGCCCAAACGTCCATCGTCTCCAACAGGCCTACGTCCTTGCCGTTGGCGTCTTGCACGCCACTGCGGTATCGATCCACGAACGGGGATCCGAAGCGACCGCGTAGAGTGCGGAAGATCATTGCCACCGTGGCGGGGTCAATTGCTGAGGTAGCCATTGCTTTGTCCTCCGGTGAGATATTGCGATCCGACGCCCAGGGTGTCGCAAGCGGCACGGCGGGTATCTTCGGGGTTTGGTTTTCGAGCCACTGCCTTGACCTTGGCGTCAGTAACGCGGTTTCGGTCAGCGTTGAACTGGGCTTGGTCAAGTAGCCACTTGCGGAATTGGGCTTGCCAGGCGGTTAGGTCCTTGCGAGTTGATCCCTGAGCCTGGTGGTGGGCGATGAAGCGCTCAGCTTCCAGGGTTGCGTCTAGACCAAGTTCGCCGGCTTTGAGTTTTGCGGTTCGATCTGGGGCGAAGTCGCCAGGGATGGCGATGTCGGTTTGCGTGTGCGCCTCTCTCGCTCTTTCCTGCTCCTGTTCCTGCTCCTGTTCCTGCTCCTGTTCCTGCTCCTGGCTTCGAAGGGGCTTCGAAGGGGCTTCTGTTTTGTCCGACTCAAACAGCTCTTCTGGGAGATGAAATTCAACGTTGTAACGAGCGTGAAACCGTTGCCGTATAAGGCTTTTAGGTATCTGGTCATACTCTCGAAAAATTCCAATTACACGGTTGTCTTTTGGCTTCAACGACTCGCCAACCTGGAACCTGGCCATTTCGTGCACCCAAACCAACTCTAAATCGGCTTCGAAGGTACAAAAACCGGCTTCAGAGAGGCTTCGAAGTCCCTTAGAAGCCCCTTCAAAGGAAAGACCGGTTTCGTGAGCAATGTACAAAATTGGGCAGTGAAAAACGCCAATCATGTTGGCGTGCGGGCTGCTCATCAGGTACATGGCCACGATCTGCGCTTCCGCATTTCCGCGAATCGCGCGCCCTGTCCGGCCTGTCCAAAACGTGGGGGCGACCTTGGCATAGTCACGCATAGTTAAGCCCCCAATCTGCGCTAATGAAGCGCCTGAAATAATTCATGGCAATTTGCCCTTAAAATGCGCGCAACCCGTTGCTGTATCAGGGTTATCCGTGCATAATTGATGTGCCTTTTGAGGTAAGCCAGCTAGGTGTCGCAAGCACCGTTTAAGCTGGCTTTTTCCATTTCAGATCTGCCCTCATCGTCCGCACTCCCCAAGCCCAGACCGCGCGCAATGGCAGCTGGCTCCAACCTCGCAAAGCGTGGTGACCGCACCCAGATATTTGGCGCTAACCACAACCATTCCGTGAGCGCGCAAGAACGCCTCAAGCTTGGTTAGCTTGATCCCGGTGTCCCCGCCGTAATACCGACCGACGGTTGTGGCATCGACGCCCAGGGCGCCGGCCACCTCTTCATCCTTGAGCATCGAGCGCGCACGGTGAATGCGCGACTCCAGACTCATGTTTGGTTCTTCTCGGATATTCATTTCAGCCCAACTCCTCTATGTCTGTGCGGTGCAGCGCGATGCAGATAAAGCTGCGAGCACATGCACAAGGTGATGTGTATCGTTTGGTTATGCCGCCAACTCGCCAGGATCGTCTTGGTTGGATAGACGCTCCTTGAGCTGGTTGATGGCCGGCAGGTTATCGAGGATTACGCCAGCGGGAATTCCTCGGAATTTCCAGTTGTTAACCCGCTGGGTTACCCCTTTTATGGAAGGGTCGAGGTTGATTAGCCGGGCGAAAGGGACGCTCCCACCGGCGGCGGCGATCAACTCAGAACTTTCTTTTGCGTTCATAAGCACACGTCCGGTTTATAAAACTATTGGTATTAAACGCCATGTTTACACAAAATGCAACAGAGCGTGAAACAACAGAGTGTTTACCTGTTGTAACCTTGCAAACTATGAAAACCGCATTCGACCGTCTGATGCAGGCGGCTCAAGAACTTGAGCCAGAAAAGCCTATGACCAAAGCCCGACTCAAGATGATTATTGGAGAGTCGGCACAAACAATTACGAACTGGCAGACCCGGGGCGTGCCGCAAGCAAAGATCACGTCGCTAGCCAGGGCGGTAAAGGTGTTGCCGGACTGGCTGGAAACAGGAAGTGGGCCGAAGACGCTTGGAGAAGTTTCAGCGTCTGCATTGATCCCCGCCGGCGCGGCCATCTCGACCTACGAAGATCCAGAAGACCTGGATCTTGAAAGCTACGTTTGGATTGATCGGTACGACGTCAGGCTCTCAGCCGGCTGCGGCAATATCCAGTGGGTAGTGAATGCCAAAGACCCTATCTCATTCCGCGCGCGCTGGTTTCAGACAAAGCACCTCAATCCTGACGAGTGCAAGGCGCTCTATGTGCGCGGGCGATCGATGGAGCCAAAGCTGGAGGACTGGGACACCGTCCTGATTGATATATCCCAGATCGAGATCATCGATGGTGAGATCTATGCGGTGTGCCTGAAAGATAAGTTCTTCATCAAGACTGTGCAACGCCTGGCGGATGGGATTCTTCTGAAAAGTGAGAACCCTGAGTTCGAAAACATCGAAGTCAGGGGTGAACAGCTAGACCAGCTGTGCATCATTGGCAAAAAAGTTTGGCGCGGCGGGTAAGTCACCACTGACTTACGCGCATCTGTCGGTGGTGAAGGTCAGCTCCAGCACATTGCAAGCATCGAACGCCAGCTGATATGGGCGTTTATTCCCATCAAAAGCACGGGCAGTTCGAGCTTGATAAACAACCAATAACACAGGGGCTGCTTTGCTTGAGATTGAAGAAATCCTAAGAAGAACGGAACAAGGCGTTACAGAACCATTCCTATGCCGAGCCAGCGACAATGCCCTTTACTACGTTAAGGGCAGGAACATTGGCGTCAGGGATCTTATTTGCGAATGGCTGTCTGCCAATCTCGCCAGCGACTTTGGCCTTCCAATTGCCGGATTTGATATCCTCAAGCTCCCGGAAGCGCTACGCCTCTACACTCAACTAGGTAAAAGTATTGGTGGAGAATACGCATTTGGCTCAAGGCAAGCTGTTCACGCACAAGAATATCAGTGGTCGCACGTGCCAAAGACCCCTATCGAGCTTCAAGAAGACCTCCTCATTTTTGATTGGTGGGTCCACAACACTGATCGACAGTTGAGTGAATATGGGGGGAACCCGAATTTACTGTGGGATACCACAACATCTAGCCTAATTGTCATCGACCACAACCAAGCGTTCGATTTGAATTTTGACCACTATGCTTTTACTGAGGGTCATGCGTTCAGAGATAAGATTCCAGGGCTTTTCTTTAACCCCCAAAAAAGGCGATACTACCAAGCTAAAATGCAATCTGCGCTTGAAGTTTGGGATCGAGCAACGCATGCTATCCCGAATGAATGGCTTTACCTCGATGAAGAACAGACAATGCCAATCAGCTTCAACCTTGGCGAGGCGTACTCAGCTCTCACCAGGTTTGACCAAGTTGAATTTTGGAACTTGAAATCATGAAGCTACCAGTACAGTACTCAATCATCCGTTTTATGCCATATGTTGAAACAGAAGAATTCGTCAACATAGGGATAGTTGCGTTCAGCCCACTAACTGGTGACTTCAATTTCCGCATTGCACAGGGAGCGACCCGGGTAAACCAATTTTTTCCAAAAATTGAAAGACAGCTTTATCGTATAGTTCTTCAGAATCTTCGCGCTGAGCTTGAAAGGGTGAAAGGAGTGATCAAGTCGATCCCTCCGGGCTCCATGTTCCGTGAGGACTCCAATTTTGCAGGCAACATCTATGACTCCCTGATACGAAAAAGGGAGACGATGCTCCGGTATAGCGACGATAGAGTTGTGCTGGCAGACTCATTTGAGGGCAAACTTGATGAGTTGTTAGACTTCTACGCCTTCCATTCTTTCGCAATTCCTCCATCCCAAGAACAAAAGATGGAGCACGAACTTAGAAAAATACTGCAGGGAACCGACGCAAGGTACGTTGAGAGAGACATTGGAGATGGCGACTTGCCAGTCAAGATACCTTTCACTCGCGTTGTCGATGGCAAAGTAGTTCAAGCCATTAAGCCGCTCAACCTAGACCAAGCCAGTGCTGCCAAAGTTTTCGAGCATGGCGGCCTATGGGTTGACAAGCTACGCAGGTTGCACCGGAGGAACACAATCCCCGAGCGCATGATGCTAGCCATTTCCCAGCCGATGCAGGGTGAGGTGACAAGAGCCTACAAAGAAATTGTAGGTGACCTAAGCGAACTCCCTGTAATTATTGTTCCATTCGAAGAAACAAGGAAGATCAGGGCATTTGCTGAAGCCATTCACTGAGTCAAGATTTTTTTCTTCACCAAGAACCCGCCCCGGCGGGTTTCCCAATTTTTTCAAACGATTATGAAAATAGCCATCACCACTGTCGCCATGCTCTTGTTAACTGCATGCTCTAGTACTGGCATTGTCCCCATGGATGCAGGCACCTACATGATAGCCAAGCGTAGTGCACAGATCGGATTTGGACCGGTGGATGGCGCCAAGGCCGACATCTACCGAGAAGCTAACGAGTTCTGCGCCAAGCAAGGTAAATCTGTGGAAACAATTTCCACCACGATGACCAATGCCGCCTTTGCACAGCCAGGAAGTGCTTCACTGCAGTTTCTCTGCAAATAATTGCTAGCCAGTTCCTCAAAACGCCCGCACTCGCGGGTTTTTTTGCGTTTACGCAACACGTTCCCTCCATGTAATTCGGGCATTTCATACCTATTTGGTAAACGAACGAACAAATAAATTACCTTTTGGTATTGACTAACAAATACTGTTTGGTAATAATGAATTCCATCAGCCCAGCACAAGCACCACGGGCACCGGTCTCTAACAATTCAGTAGCAACACACCAGGTGGCGAAGACAATTACCCACGCTGGCGGCGTCGCGGAAGCACCGGACGCAAACATCGCCTCTTGGAAACTCAGGAGGCACATTCGATACGACTGGGCCTCTGCGGTTTTGCAGGGGTGAATCTGGCCAGTCCCAGCCGTATCGAATGTGATCAACAGGAGAACGATATGGCAGTTGAAATTACGACGACGACCACGATCAAGCAAACAGGCTTGAGCGACGAGGATAAGGAACTGATCAAGTTTACGGTGTGCAAGGCGGTCGAGGCTGGCGTTACAGCCTTTGGTGGCGCGAAATCGATAGCGGAAGACCTGGTAAAAGCCTTCCGCTATATCGACGAAGATTAAGAGCGGCCGTTAAGCATTGAAACGATGCGTCCGTGATGGATGTCATCTGCATACATCTTTTTCATAAAACCCCTTTCGGGCTGATCGTGAGTGGAATTGCGATCTTACCCGATTGGCATTACAGATACTTTGATCTGATGCCGATCCTCCGCGCTGGCGAGGTTAAAGGCCAGCACCTACCCGAAAGCACATTAATTAGTGTGTTCCCGGGTGGATTCCTACCAGCGCGCCGGCCGCATGCCGGCAAGTGGTACCGAGGAGCCTAGATGGTTTAGCGCAGAGAACGGCTGAAAGATTCCGATGCGTCGGATGCATCGGTGAGGGATCGGCATTTCCGTGATCAACGTTGGCAGACAGGCATCACGCTGATCTCTCACCGCTGCACCCGCAGTGTTTCTCCTCTGTCCCATATTGACCCGCCATTCGCGGGTCTTTTTTATTCTGGAGTCCAGCATGAAAACGTACTCGGTAACGATCATCGAGCGCGACGGCTCACGCTACACCGTCAGCGCGCTCGCTCTTAGCTGCTGCGATGCCTGCCTGATGGTGCTGGATTCCATCGGTCGCATCGTCGGTATTCAAGGGAGGCTCGCATGAGCGCCAAGATCAAAAACTCCGTGACAGTGTTGGCGGTGTTTGTGGTTTTTTTCACCGTCATCGGTATGTGCCAGTACCTGGGGTGGCAGTGATGAACATCTCGACTCTACCGTGCCCGGTGATGGGCGATTTGGCCCGCTACATGGCCGACCAAGACCAAGCGGCTCGCAAAGATGCCATGTGCCACTACTACCGCGCGCTCTATCTGGCCGAGCTGGACATCAACGACATGATTAACCGCACCGACGTTGCACTAACGTCCAGCGTGCTGCTGGCGCTGTTCAACAACGATATCCCGGCTGCTCGCTCGACGTTCTACACGCTGATGACTGTCGCCGCGGCGGATTACGCCGAAACCATGATGAGAGGTAAAGCAGCATGAACGCTCCGTTCAAAGTCCGGGCATCGTCCTGGGGTTCGTTATTCGATTGCGCCCACAAATGGGAAGGCACACACATATTGGGCATGTACCTGCCCAGCGGACCCCGCGCACAACTCGGCACTGCAATTCATGCCGCAACAGCGGTCTTTGACCAGGCCGAGCTGGATGGCCAGCCGCTGCGCCCTGCCGATGTGGCGCCGGTACTGGTCGACCAGATCAGGAATCCCGAGCGTGACGTAGATTGGACGATTGATCCCGATTTCACACCAAACGATGCGGAGAAAATCGGTTTGCAGCTAGTCAGCCGCTACTGCATCGAGATCGCACCGAAATACCAATATGTGTCAGTTGAAACGGCGGTTACACCCTGGGCGATTGATTGCGGCAACGGAGTGGTGATTGAGATCACCGGCACGCTTGACCGCAGCCGCGCGCGCGCCGGCACTAACGGCATCGGTATCTGTGATCTGAAGTCAGGCGGTACCGCTGTTCAAAAAGGCCGAGCCAAGACCAAAGGCCACGCGCCGCAGGTTGGCACCTACGAGCTGCTATACGAGCGCACCACCAACACCTTGGTGACCGAGCCCGCCGAGATTATTGGCCTAAAAACCAATGGCAAGCCGGAAGTGGCCATCAGCCAGATCATTAATGCCCGCGCACAACTCATCGGCACAGATGGTGAACCCGGCATGATGGATTACGCCGCCGATATGTTCCGCACCGGGCTTTTCCCGCCGAACCCAACCAGCATGATGTGCAGCAAGAAGTACTGCGCGCGCTGGCCAACCTGCAGATTTAAGGACAGAGAAGATGACTAACCTTGCAGAACTGAAAAAAACATCAAAGATGGTCGCGCGTGATGCCGGTATTGGTAGCGTAAAGGCCTTCTTTGAGAGTCAAAAGGCAACCCTAGCAGCGGTGCTACCAAAGCATGTCGGCCCGGACCGTATGTTGAAAATTGCCCTGGGGGCATTGCGCACCACGCCGAAGCTGATGGGTTGCACGGTCGAGAGCCTGTTTGGTGCCGTTGTGCAGTGCGCCCAACTCGGGCTTGAGCCCAACACCCCGCTTGGGCATGCCTACCTGATCCCCTTCGAAAACAAGCGCAAGGGCGTCATGGAAGTGCAAATTGTCTTCGGCTACAAGGGATTAATCGACTTAGCGCGCCGCTCTGGTCAGGTGGTCAGTATTGCCGCTCATGAGGTGTGCGAGAAGGACGTCTTTGATTTTGCGTATGGGCTAGAAGAACGACTTGAGCACAAACCCGCCTTGGGCGAGCGAGGCAAGGTTATTGCCTTCTACTCGGTCGCCAAACTGGTTGGTGGTGGTGGTCATGCCTTCGAGGTGATGAGCGCACGACAGATCGAAGAAATCCGCGATTCAAGCCAGAACTATAAGTTTGCACGCGACAAGTCATCAACCGTGTGGGGACAGCACCATGTAGAGATGGGCCGCAAAACGGCACTGCGTCGACTTTTTAAGTATCTCCCGGTGTCGATCGAGCTGGCCACAGCTGCCGTTTTGGATGGCCGTTCTAGCGAAGGAATCGACCAGGGCCTAGACAACGTCTTGAACGGAGAGTTTTGCGTAGTCGATAACGATGATCTGGTGGATGGTAGCAATGAAGAGCAAGAGGAAAGCGAGCAACAAGCCGCACTGTCTGCACCCGAAACCATCGACCACGATACAGGGGAAATCACCGCCGGACAGCCGCTGCCGAATGCCGGCATGGGTGGCGCACCGTTTGGTCTAAAAGACGCACTAGCGGCGGTACAGCGCGGTGAACTGGATGACGCGCGCGACATGGCGCGCAGCCTGAGCGATAAGGATGCCGGAATCATCGAGCAGACCATTGCCAACCAGCAGCAAGCTGCGACTCCCACGCGCCGCAGCGCCAGCCGCCGGCAAATGGAACTGGATTAACACTGAGAGGGCCGCCCAGCGCGGCCCTTATTACATGGAGAAACCATGTCGCAATTCACTTTTAATGGCCGCGCTGAGATCAAGCACATCAACACTCGCAAGGAAGGCCCGGTCGATGGTCGGAAAGCTTATCTGACCTGGCAAAACAGCTTTCAACCGGACAGCAACGAGGTGGCCGTCATCAGCGAATACCTGATGGATGAGGTTGAGGTCATTGTGGCCAGCCAGCCCGACCTGTTCGAGCATGACAACCGCCCCCAGCTCGCGGCGGTACCGGACATCACTGATGACGAACTTTACGTGCAGGCGGTTCAACTGGTCCGGCAATCAAAAAATCCCGGTATTTCTCACCTTCAACGCAGCTTACGCATCGGCTATAACCGCGCGGCACGACTGATCGAGCAGATGGAAGCCGATCAGTACGTATCGTCAATGACAGCAGACGGCATCCGTGTGGTGCTCGACTAGCAAGGATACAGACCATGAAACTAAAATCCCTCACCGTCTCAAACGTGCTCGGCGCGCGCGCGGTGGCTATTCAACCCGCACTGCCGGTGGTGCTGATCGCTGGGCCGAATGGCGCCGGCAAGTCGTCTCTGCGCGATGCGGTGGCCTTGGCCATGTCCGGCGAACCCTCGCGTATCAAGCTCAAAAAGGAGTTTGATCAACTGGTGACGGACGGCGTTAAGGCCGGCACGATTGCAATGGACTTTGCAGACGG